GAAGCTATAGCAAAAGCTATCGATGAACGAGTGCGATTACCTTTGAATAATATTGAACCCGTTATACGCGTACAAATCGGTGAAGGGGCCACTGAGTAATGGCAATAACAATAAATATATCTTGCCCTGAACATTTACGCACAGTGTTTGACGCGTCATCCTTTTTAAAGGTGCCGTACGACGATACAAATCAAGCGCGTGACACATTACTTATGTGGCTTGTAGAGTCACGCCGTGGATTATGGTTAAGTCAATTTCCGGATACCGCGAAACAAGCTCTCTTTAAAAAATTCGCGATTTATCCGAAGATGCGCTTTGAAAATATTACTTTTTCGATGCCCGGTGAATTGCCCGGCATTAACTATGATAGATGTGTGCTTGACAATGTAGACTATGACACTGCCAGTATCAAAGCTGATGAGGTGCGAGTCCTCGAGTATGAAGAGGTGACTCCACTTGACGCTCTTGGACTCACTCTCATTCAGCGAAAAGAATTACTCGAAGCGTTACGAGCGGGTAGCAATGTTCAATTTGACGAAGACGAATTGCTTGCGTCAATATGTCGTGAATCATTTTATGAATTTATGAAAGAATTTTGGGGCGAGATTATTGCAGAACGTCCTATTTGGAATTGGCATATTTCATATATTTCAGATGAATTACAATATGTCGCTGAGCGAGTATTTGCGGGTAAGCCTAAAGAATATGATCTCATTATTAATATTCCGCCGGGAACAACTAAATCCACTGCGGCCAGCATTATGTTTCCCGCATGGACATGGACACGAATGCCTTCATCAAGGTTTCTTGGTGGAAGTTATGTCGATGTGTTAGCGATGGATTTAGCCCGAAAAAATAAAGATGTTGTTATTAGTGAAAAGTATCGACGATTATTTCCTGAGATTGAATTGAGACGAGATCAACGTGCAAAATCACACTTTGTAAATACTAAAGGCGGTAGTCGATATTCTTTTGGAACACAAGGTACAGTCACTGGTATGCACGCTCATTTTATTGGAGTCGACGATCCACTAAATCCTGAGAAGGCCGTCAGTGAAGTTGAATTAGCTAAAGCAAATCGTGTAATGAGCGAAACGTTGTTCACACGTAAAGTTGACAAAGATATCACACCTACAATTTTGATTATGCAGCGTTTACATCAAAACGACTGCACCCAACATATGCTTGATACTTACGAAACAGTGAAGCATATTTGTTTGCCCGCCGAGGATAGTGACTTAGTTAAGCCACCGGAAGTTAGAAAAAATTATATTGACGGATTATTAGATCCTCGTAGATTATCACGCAAAACATTAAAAAGTAATTTTAAGACGCTCGGTGAATTTGGCTATGCCGGACAGTTCAATCAAACGCCCGTGCCTCGTGGCGGTGCTATGTTCAAACCTGATAGAATTTCCATTGATATACCAACAAATAAATGGAAACAAGTAATTCGATATTGGGACAAAGCAGGAACACAAGGCGCGGGTTGTTATACAGCAGGCGTCAAAATGGGGCTTGATTTAGACGGACGCTTTTGGATTCTCGATGTTATTCGTGGTCAATGGGCAATGGATGAGCGTGAAGCGATTATAAAAAACACTGCACGACTTGATGGCAAAGTGGTTTGGATTTGGATTGAACAAGAGCCTGGGAGTGGTGGTAAAGATCAAGCTACTTATACCGTACGAAATTTAGCGGGGTATCGTATTCAAAAGGATGCCGTTGGTTCAGCATCAGGAAATAAAGTAGTGCGAGCAGGTCCTTGCGCTGACCAAGTAAATGGCGGCAATGTTTGGATGGTCGAGGCTAATTGGAATAAACCGTGTCTCGACGAAATGCGGTATTTTCCAGCAAGTAAATATAAAGACCAAATTGATGCAATGTCTGGTGCATTTAATAAATTGTCTGAAGGCGTTATGAAGGTAGGGAGATTATAATGAAGCACAGCGAATATCTTCAAAATGCATCTACGCTACGACGTGAATTGTTAAACTTAATACAAGACACGACTCGTAGCATTGACGACGAGTGTGGGTATCCGTTAACTATTTCACCGGGTGACTATAATGTAGCGTGGAATCGACACGGCATTGCGTCACGGGTAAATAATATAATGCCCGAAGAATGTTGGAATGTTGTACCTGAAATAATCGAGAATGAAACAGATACCGAAACTGTATTTGAAAAAGAATGGATTGACTTAGAAAAAGAGTTTCATATTTTTAATTTCATGTCACGCCTTGATATTCTCACGGGCCTTGGGCAATACGGCGCATTACTCGTAGGCCCTAACGACAGCAAGAAATTAAACGAACCAGTTGATGGGGTCGATTTAAAAGGAAAGAAACTTGTAAAAGCTGGGCGAAAAACTAAACGCCAGCTATTATATTTAAAACCATTCTCCGAGATGATGATTCAAATTAGCACAAAGGACGAGGATACACAATCACCTCGGTATGGACGTCCATTATTATACAGCCTTAAATCGGAAAATTTGAATGGTGAATTAGCAGGTACAGAGATTCTCGTACATTGGACTCGAATCATTCATGTTGTTGATGGTAAAATGTCAAGCGAGACATTTGGCACGCCTCGTATGCAACAAGTATACAATTTTCTGTTAGACATTAAAAAATTAACTGGTGGTAGTGCTGAAATGTTTTGGCGAGGTGCATATCCGGGTTTGGCGTTTGAAGTCAATCCCGAACGGACAGCCGGGTTAACAGTTGCAGAGAAAAAAGAAATTCGAGATGAGTTTGATGATTATTCAAATAAATTGCAGCGATACATATCGCTTGTTGGGGTAAAAGCGAAGTCACTTGCCGTGCAAGTAGCCAGTCCTAAAGAGCATTTTGACATGCTCTTAAAAGCAATTGGAATAACTCTTGGAATTCCATACCGATTATTAGTGGGAAGCGAAGAAGCAAAAATTGCATCAGTCACTGACACTAATACGTGGAATCGTCGAGTTAAAAAACGTCAAGTGAATTATTGTTCAACTGAAATAGTTAACCCATTCATCGACCGTTTAATTGCGATGGGCGTTTTGTCTGACCCAAAAGAGTACACTGTCGCGTGGCCTAATTTAGCTGAACTTGACCCGAAGGATGAAGCTGTAATAATGAAAGATAAAACTGAGGCAATCGCGAAGTACGTTGCCTCAAGTGGAAACACTTTAGTCCCGCCGTTCCAATTCTTAACAACAATCATGGGATACAGTGACGAAGAAGCAGAAAAGTTTATCGAAGAAGCAGAAGAGTTTGAAGACGACAGCATAGACGAAAATGATCTTATTGACGAAGAAAATCCAGAAGACGATTGATCCGACTCGAACGTCGATGATTCGTAGGCATTTCGTTTCTGAAATGCAACGAAGATTTAATGCGCTTGCACGAGCAGTAAGAAAGCTTGTAGTGACAGAGGATGCCTTCGGTCTACGTATAAGTCCAATGATGATACTTCAAGAGAATCAAGCATGGCGTTTTGCTACAGACTCAGGTAAAATTGATGCATATAAAAAATGGTTGCAAAAGGAAGTTGACTCAAAGATTTTAAACGTTAGTGGAACAGGTGACCCGTGGACTTCGACTTATGTAGAATCGGGTTATAAAAAAGGTGTTCAACGTGCATATACTGACGTGAATAAAAAGTTTGATTTTTATAGCGATACGCGACAGCAATTTTTACAAGATGCTTTTAACTCACCTGAGATGCTGAGCAAAGTTCGACTGCTTCAAACGCGAGCCTTTGAAGAACTTAAAGGTGTCACTGCTGCGATGTCACAGCAAATGGGACGTATTTTATCTGATGGGTTAATTAAAGGTGAAGGCCCTGCGAAAATTGCTCGCGCTCTTACAGACAACATTAAAAAAATAACTCGTACGCGAGCAAACGTTATCGCACGTACCGAAATTATACACGCACACGCGGAATGACAACTCGATTCGTTCGAGCGACTTAATATCGAAGAAGTATCAGCGATAGTCGAATGGAGTACAGCGGGTGACGATAGAGTTTGTGAAGCCTGTGCTTCGATGGAAGGTGCAACATTTACAATTAAAGAAGCCCGCGGTCAAATTCCTCTTCACCCAAACTGCCGATGCGCTTGGATACCTTCAGACATGACACAGAAGACCGCCACGAGGCCCGCTACGGCCTTAAAGCCTAAACCGAAGGTAATAACACGGGTTCCAGTTAAAAAGGTGCCACAGCGGGTGTCACACCCACCTAAATTCGTTGGCGTCGAAGCGAAGAAAATCGATAAGCATCTCTTGCAATTAACAGATGTTCTTGAAACAAAAGTTTCACAAGATTATAGTTTGCAACTTGCAAATGAGCTTACAATTTTATCGAAAAAATTTCCTAAAGTGTCTAAAAGATTAAAAAGCATTAATATCATTAAAAGACCAAAAGGCACGCTTGCAGACGCAGGCAAAGTAACTGATAAAATTTGGAGAATTAATCTTAGTAAAAAATATTTTTCACCTACTTCAAAATGGGACCTTGTCCGTGGCATGAAAATATCGGTTAAAAGAAAACTGTCTGCTGGCAAGGGAAAAGTCTCTGAGATATTAACGCATGAATATGGGCATTTAGTAAACCGGTCATTATCAGCAAAGGCTAAACAAGAATTAGAGAGCTTATGGTGGAAAGCACAAATAGATGATGGCGGCAAAGCGTTAATGAAATCACTTGGTAAATATGCGAACACAAACTCTAATGAGATGTTTGCAGAAGCATTTGTTCAATGGCGAGCAGGTAACACAAATGCATTAGTCAAAAAGATAATGCGTTTAGCAAAAATAAAAGGTAAACCCGGAAAGCTTGTTGGTAAAGCAGCTGTTGAAAAATTAAAAACGCCAACTTCAATTTCTATAAAGCGTATTAGTCCTCCAGTATCAAAATCTCCAATACGTTTAGATAAATGGCCAAATATGAGTCAAGAAAAGGCCATGCAATTCAGTACCGAATTACGAAAAGTTTATGCCGATAAACTTACCAGTGGAAATTTTGCTAAATTAGAAAGTGCAATTTTTACACGAGGACCTGGGACGCGTAGAGTTTTAGCTTATACTGAAAATAGAATCTCGGGAGCAATT